AGAGGCGCACCAGTGACAGTATAGATGACATCCATGCTATCAATCTGCATACCCTTCGGAACCGGTCCACGTTGCATATTTCCAAGCGTTGCCAAGTTAGCAGCAAGAATCGGCGGAATCCCTGGCAGTAGAGCCAGTGGACCGCTGGTATTTGCTACAGTCGTAGGCCCAGCAACTCCTGCGGCTGTACCAAACTGCTCCTGGTCATACGAAGACGCATACACACCAGTACGTAGCCAAGGCTCGACATTCGAGAACAACGTAGCAGCAAGTGAAGCTGCTAGTGTCTGATTAGCAAGTCCAGCACCCTGCGTCGCGTTCACAACATGTGCTGACGTGTCAATAAAATCATCGAAACCTAGAAAAAACTGAAGGTCTGGATAGGACGTGTTTCCTTCAAACCTTCCTTCAGAAATACTCATAACATCTCCTTTTCCAGCGCCTTCGCGCTCTTAAACTAGGAAATCCTCTACTTCTTCGGCAAAGTCTGGATTACGAAGTTTTTCTACCGGAGCAAATTCTTCTTTTCCATCGGTGAGTACCTGTGCTATCTTAATGTCCCTCTCACCAAGCAATCCCGGAGTACCGTTAGAATCTTGGCACTTCGAACAAAGAAGAAGTCCACGTTCCCATTTCATTAGTGCGATCTTAGTTTTACTATCACACCGATCACAGTAATGCCACGGACCTGCAAGATGTGTGTGGCGTAATCCGGTCTGTGCAAAGAAGCTCACTTTGAATCCTCAGAGTAGGTAGGGGGGCGGGAGCAGGATCGCGCCCCCCATCTACTATCACAACGATATTCTGTTGTGAATCTTTTACGGCCCCTGTGTGCCCCATACTCCCTGCCACCGCGGGCACCAAGCAGCAACACGCATACGAGTCTTCTGCTTGATAGCATCAGTGTCGAAGTCATCGTCAAAATCCGTTGTAGGAGCTTCACGATTGATCACTTGCAGGGCGTGGTCTGCTTTTTCTGCAACCAAGAACCAAGCAGACGGCGAATTAAGCCAAGGAACTTCGAGATTCTTGTAATCTTCAGGCAACAGAGAATTGATCGTGTTATCCCCTGTGTAAGGCTTGCCCGGAGAACCGAGAATCTCCCGAACCAAGAACCGAAGCTCAGGAGGGGTAATGAGACTTGCCCACTTGAGCCGAATCGGGAAGCCCATGTTATCTACCATGCGACCAGCATGATTAGTAGCAAGCTGTAGACCAGCTACTGAAAAATCCACATCTACAGGAGGTCGGTTAGGATAGGTTCCCGGCGCAGAGATAACGCCAGCCAATCCTGGACCAATCGCTGTAGCCTGTGCGCCACCGAGCAGAGCATGAGTATTGTAGAAGAGAGGATTGCCGTCGAATGTGGTAACCGAGGACGTGAATCCCTGATTAAACACATTCCATGCAATCATCTCTTTGGTAAACGCTGCAGATCGTGCCAGCAACGTCGGACCTTTCTTCCCGACAAGGCCATACTTGTCATCGTCATACAGTTCCTTGGAAGTCCTGATACCAAGGGAGTATGTCAGAGGCTCGACTCTCTTAGAAGCACCTTGCTTCATTTCCGTATAAGAAGTCGAGGCATTCTCAGGCTTCTCAAGCAGAACCGAGATGCCTGCCATCTCAAGCTCTTGCTCGTACTCAGAGTCAGAATCTACCTCGTGAAACACCTTGGGATAGTCTGACGCTTTCAACTGATTGTCAAGGCAATCGAAGTAAATCTTCTTAAGCCCCGGCTGCATCAGTTGTGCGAATTTTGCTCTTACTTGAGGCATAGAAATCTCCTTCGATTAAGCTACTTGAATCGCTGCGGTTAGGAAGACAAAGTTGACAAGAGAGTTGAGTCCCGGTCCCATCGGAAGACCAACGACCTGCACGACAGCAGAACCGCCAGTCTTGCCACCGTCAACATACCAGTAGCCATTGGCATCCTTGGTCATACCAAGAATAGCACCAACAGTAGCCTGTGTGGTAGTCCAGTTAGCGGTCACAGTGCCAGTGGAGTTGTCATACAGAGCCTGGAAGATGTTATCCTGATTCGGCTCCATATACAAAGTACGTCCGTCAGTAACCGGCGTACCAAGTGCGATATTCACACCCAGAGGCTGATTGACCACACTACCCCAGGTTTGAATTGCTATGTTTCCGGTAACTCCACCAAACGGCGCTACAGGAGCACCAAGACCTGCGCTGCCAAGGTTAGCACCAAAGGATTCCGAAACTCCTAGAATCCCAGCCGCCACTGTCGTACCATCCCAAGCTTGTACGAATCCTGCGCCGTTCAACTGCACAGGAGTTCCTGACAAGAAAGTTTGTCCCGCTGCTTCGGGTTGAGAGCTGGTATACGGCGTAGTACCCGCCTTCTCCAGCACTTGTAGAATCGGCAGATGTGTAGTAAGATTTGCCGCTGCCATATGCTCTCCTCATTTGCTGTTAGGACGATGCCTGCTACACCGTAGGGTTAAAGTTAAGCTGCTGGATCGTAGAATGAACCTACTTCTGGATTCATAGGAACTTCCTGAAGATCGAAAGTTCCTGAAACCCTCGCCGCCGGCGGTCTACGATTATTTCCAAGTTGACGTTGTGAGAGCTCTAATCCTGCACGACGTTTGCCGTAGAGAATACGCTTGTGAACACGCAAAGCAATAACATCCACATAGCAATAGTGCTTGTCCGAATCGAACACCAGAGGAAGTTTGAAATTAGGATGTACGTGCTCTGCTATCAGAAACTCGTACCCTTCCGCCATGAGCTGTCCAATCCTTCTTTGATCCTTCGAGGCCCATACAACCTCGTACTCAGGATCTTTCAACTTGATATTCATATAATCAGGCACTTCGTGCTCGACTGTAGGGATATAAGTTGAAGCCTTGTACGCATCCTGCTCAGTCATAGTAGCCCAATTCGGCTCCTTTGGCTGCGCTGCTTCGATGCGCTCTTGTTTTCCTTTGGCGAGAACACGCTTGATAGCTTCTTCAAGCGCCGCCGCAGAAACAGGAGAACCATTCAATGCTGCCGCTACGTCTTTGTGATTGATCTCAGGCATAACCGATTCCTTCCTTATCTAAAATTTCAGCGTAAGCCTTCGGCGTAAACCCAAGATGCTTCGCAGCACGTCTGACGTTTTCGTCTGCCTCCAACGTAGCGAGACGATTCTTGTTATCATCTGCTACAGCAGTGCTACCAGCAGAACCTGAACTTGTACCACGACCGCCTTCTGAACTGGCGAAACGACTCTTGAGTTTACCTTCCACAAGTTCTGGTGTATGCTTACCCAAAATCGTGTGATAGCAGTTCTCGACATTCTGCGCGTTGTTTTTAAACGCCACTGGCTGATTCTCAAGAAGCGCATCGACTTCTTTCTTGATGTCACCAGAGTAATAAGGATACTTCTCAGCATCCTCGAAAACTTCACGCTTGATCCGATCCGCACGAAGCAGCAACACTTCGTTTGTGACCGGCTGACTAGCAAGAGCAACGGCTTCTCTAGTCTTACCTTCGAGCATGAGCGCCTCGATACGTTCTTCAAGCTCGGACTGAGACTCAGTAGAAGTCTTCGCCGCTGCTGCACGAGTAGTTGCTGCATCCTTGGCTGTCTGCGTTTCCACAAACTTGTTAATCCCCTCTAGTGACTTGAGAATCTCAGTCACCTTCGGAGTGAGATCAGCCGCCGCGTTAGCGCCAGCTTCGATCTTAGTAGTCAACTCATCAGGAAGAGCGAACTCCTCAACTCCATCATCCTTAACCTTTTTCTGCCATGAAAACAGTGCCATTAGACTTCGCCTCCTTCTTGTGAGCGCTTCATTTTCAATGTTTGAACTTCTTGATGGTTCAGTTGCTCTTCGAGAGCTCTCAATCTTTGTGGCAACTCAAGAAGTATCTCAGTCACTCTTAGCTGTGTACTAACTCTGGCTGAGATCGCTTTCACAGTATCAGCGCTTTCCTTAGTCGTATCATACCTCGCCCAAGAAAGAGCCTCCTCTTTAAGACTGTTCAACAACCCCATCACCGGCTGGAACTCCTCCTTGAGCCATAGCTCCTGAAGAGCCACTCGGTATGGAATTAGATCCTCGATTTTGTTGATTTCCATTTCCTGCTCCTGCTTGCGGCTGCATCTGCTGCACCGCGGCTTCGATAATCTTTGACACGTCAGGTAGCAACGCGTCTGGATTATCACGGTTAAAGTTACGCGCCAAGGTCATAGCTGATACTCTTGTCGCAAGAAGCATTTCCAAGTAATACTGTTTCAAATCTGGTGAAATGCCCGGAGAATTGATCGCTTGAATAATCTGTGCTTGACTCTGATAGTAACGATCAAACCTATCTGAAATAAGAATGTCGTTTTGCTTTTCGAGTTCTTTATTAGCAGACGCCGAGGCTGGACGAAGACGCAGACCTAGTGTACCATCGCGGTAGAGATCAAGCGCCTTCTTCAGCTTCTCAGCATCGCTACCATATTTCTTGAGCTTTTCTCCAATGCCAAAATTTGAGTACATTGTGAGAAACTTACAACCTAACTTCACATGAGCAGAACGCATATCTCCAGTACGAAGATTGTTCCTGTTATTCTGCTGCGCCATGACCATAGAAGTACCAGCGGCGCTGTAGATGCCGCGCTTCTGGTTTACAATCCCACCACCCGTACCACCAGAAGCCGGATCAACACCAGTACGCTCCTTGGCTATTGCCATGTGGAACTGATCTGGACCATCGCTATAACCCATGTCAGCGCCGGCTTTGATATGTTCGATCTCATCCTTACGACCCGGCAACACAACACCAGGAAACACATCTAGCATAGAACCAAGCTTCGATTCAGGATCAGCGCGCCACACACCCAGCATCGCCATGTTACGATTATTTGTACGCCAGTTGTTATTGTTTGACAATTCCTTCTGAATCATGTGAATCATCTCAGCAAAACCTGTGCCAAGATAAGATTCATCATCGTAGGCTAATTTCATGTCCTGATATGGAAGCATGTTCTTAGGATAGTTATTAAAAGCTATCCACAGAATCTTCTCTGTACGTTTGTGATACTTTGCCTGGAAAGAATACTCCTTGCCGCTGAGATAGTATGTGAAGAACACTGTGTAGATGTACCACCGTGCTGCACCAGTGTCTACACCAGAAGAATCAATCGAAAACTGCTCATTGATCTCCCTTTCCATCTCTGTTTCTTGAACAGCGTCAGGACTACTAAGCAACTTCTCAATGTCTGACTGTTTGTAGTAAGGACTCTTTGCTTTAAGATCCTGCACCGCCCACATATCGAGTGGATCAATATGTCCAAAGAGCTTCATATTCTCAAGCTTTGGCACTGAAGGATCAAAAATAAATCTGTTAAGCGGCAATAACTCAGGATGAGGACCGTCACGCTTAGTAATGATGCGATCTTCTGAAACCACTGGACCATCCTCTGCCGAGGTTCCACCAGATTTATATTCACGCACTACCTGTGTCTCGTACTCATAAGGTGTGTAAATGATTCCTGTGCCGTACTTGATTGCACTGTGAAAGGCGCTCTGTTCTACTCTGTATAAGTCAAGCTCATCTGGCGCATAGGCCATGTCCATCAAGAAGTTTTGAACAACCTGCTTCAGCTCTTCTCCATCTTTCTTCGGCAATCCTCCACTCATTGTCGCCGCCCAGAGTGGATCATACATATAGATTCCACCCATAATGCGAGCAAGAAGCTCATCTGAGGCAGTGCCAATGATAGGAATTACTAAGTTTGCTGCGCCAGGCCAAGGCCAGTCGGCTTCTTTATTCTTCGGGCGAGCCTTGTACAACCGCACATATTCAGGCAATTTCTCGGTTCTGAAAGTCTGAAGTCTCCGATCAAGGTGTGCAACCTTGTCCTTGATGAAATCACAAATCTCATTGAAGTTATCTTCTCCAATGAGCTTCGGCGTTACTTCAGTAGGCGGCTGATATGGCATTAGAGAATCCCTGTATTCGCTGTGTTTGGAGTGTTAACTGGCTTAGACACTGTGTCAATCTGACCAGTAGAATTCTGTGTCGTGAGTACTGGCATGGGCATTGTGGAACTGAAACTCTTGAAATCCGCCGTCAGCAGACTCAGGAACTTATAAACGAATGTGTAACCTACACTGCCATTTGGTACAGGTAAAGCCTGTACCAAAGCCGAGGCGACAGAGTTTACAACGTAGAACAAAAGAATCAACTGTAACGGCACTGGAATGTTCATCTTGCCTCCTGTGCTCTT